TGCTGCGCCGCCTCTACGCGATACGCAACCCACGAAGCGCCTCGGCTACGTTTCGTCGCCTATTCCCAGCCACGCCAGCTGGATCGGCGTTTCCTCATCTGGGTAGCCGTGCAGCACGACGACCGGCTCGACATCGATGTGCGTCAGTAGCGCGGCGTTTGGGCTCGATAGAAACGCTTCCACATCGCCTTCCGTCGCGTCCACGAGTTCGCCGCTGCGAAGCTCTTCCGCCGTCGTTGTACGCCACAGGCCGAATTTCGACCAGATCACGAGTTCGTTGCTCATTGGTTCGTTCTCCGTTGGTTTCCTGCTGCGCCGCGTCGTGGCTGCGGCGCAGAGGGAAGCCCGCGTGTCAGTTGTTCTGCCACCACGCTTCGCAGCGGCGTTTCTCGTTGCCTTCCAATTCAAAGCACGTGGCGCTCCACACGCCGAGGCTGACTTCGTCCGTTTCTGTCTCTGTTCCAATCTCTGCGTCGAACCAACGCAGGAAAGCGGCGATGCGAGCGTAGGTGGCATTGGGCGTGGTGAACATGGGAAGCGTCTCCTGTTGCGATGTCCCATCGTACCACGACGCGGCGTTCCTGTCAAGCCTAATAGCCATGTTCGTTGTGCAACCTTACCCTGCGTTCCGCGCATGGCTTGCGCCGCCGCATCGCTGCGACGAAGCGCCTCTGCTGGTTGTGTCGAATCGTTTCCTCTACGCGGCGCAGTTGCACAACTCGTGGCTGCATCGCACAACGTACTTGTTGGTACTCTGCTGCATTGCACAACGTACCGTACGACACGGTACTCTACATCAGCCGTGTTTTGTTTCACGTGGAACAGCCTCGTCGCCGCGACGCGAACCGGTTCGTGCTTTCGCTGCCGCGACGTCGTACGGTACGATACGGTACGGTACTCGCCTCGCCGCCGCGCCGTGTTTCGCGCATCCCCCCACCTTCAAGATGGGACCCAGAACGCGGCTAGGGGGACCCGCGCTGCCGCGCTTCTACTCTCCAATATAGTGCCATACATAGCCTCCCGTACGCCCACGCGCGTATATGCGACGCGTCTGCGCGCCCGTGTTCTTTTTAATTCCACGCTACTTGACAGCGCCGCCGCCATGTGATACACTACTAGTAATCAATAGCAAGCCGCCTCGCTCGATTGAGACGCAAGAAACGGCTACCCGACGGGTCTATTGATTCGAGGTCGCGTAAGGCACCCATGCGGGGAAAACAGCCAAAGATAAGAACGCGAGCAGGGGAATGGGCAGTACCGAGGATTCAATGATTCGGGACACCCATTCCGTCCCCACTTGACAGCCACCCCTCCACGTGATATAATATACTTGCCATCGACGACATGAATCACCGTCCTTGGTGTATCTCTGGGAAACCTTACACCCCGCGTATCTCGTTGCTGCGCGGGGTGTTTGCTTATTCGCGTTGCTACTTGACAGGCCCTCTTTTCGGTGTTATAATGCGTCGTCAATCGTAAGGAGATACGACATGCAGATACCGGACCGCAAAGCGCAGGTAGAATCCATCGCACATATCGCCCACGAAGCCAATCGCGCATATTGTCAATCGATTGGCGACGATTCGCAGCCAGTTTGGGCAGACGCGCCGCAATGGCAAAAAGATAGCGCCATCAATGGCGTCGCATTCCACATATCCAACCCCGACGCGGGGCCAGAAGCGAGCCACGAAAATTGGCTCGCGCAGAAGCGGGAAGAAGGATGGTCTTACGGACCCGAGAAGGACCCCGTTGCGCGTCGCCACCCTTGCTTTGTATCGTACAAAGAATTGCCGGTGGAACAGCAGATCAAGGATCACATCTTCCGTAGCGTCGTGCATGGCGCGTTCCAGTTCGTCAAGGCGTCGGGCTGAACATGAGTAATTCGGACGGGGTATCGCGGGCCGTTGAAGTCGACCACAACACGGAATGGACGGCATTTGATCGCTTGCCGAGGTTGATGCGCGAAGCAATAGCTGCTGCTCCGTTCGATTATGATGTCGCGGCGATCGAAGCTGACTATCAGCGCGCTCGCAACGACATGTGGGACCCTTGCAGCGCAGGGGAATATATACAACGTATGGAGTCCTATTTTCGGCGTAACGTCTTAGAGGACTCAACAACAGGAGCGGAATATTATGGACAATACAAACTCACTCGTAGAGCAGTACGAGGCATTCATGAACAACCCGGCAACCGTCGAGTTCTTCGTCAAGCTTTCACACGGCCACGATCTGGACGACATCAAAGCTTTTGGTGAGGCTGTAAAGGTCGACGAGGCCAAGGGATACGTGCGACGCCACGACGGTGTTACCGAGGATGAATTCACATTCGACAACAAGTATGTTGGGGTGTTCAAGGACTCCAGCTTCAAGTCGCGATGCCCGCAACCCATCACCAGCCTCGAAGCGTCGGATCGAAGCGCCGCAGAAGTTGCCCAGACCCCGTGGCGAGTATCCCTCGAAATGATGAAGGGGCGCGTCAAATCCGTTGAGTATATCCGCCCCAATATCATTCCTCACATGACCATCTGCGTGATCATCCTCGATAACGGATATGCGCTGCAAGGAATGTCCGCTCCCGCCGATCCTGCGAACTTCAACCTCGAAAAGGGTCAGGAGTTCGCTTACGAGGACGCGATGCGCAAGCTGTGGGCGCTCGAAGCGTACGTAATGCGAGACTACATTTCGGGACATGTCCAGATCGAAGACCCGTTGGGTCGGTGGAATCCCGCTTAAACATTGACGCCACCCCGCACCTATGCTATACTAGTAGAGGTGCGGGACAAACCCTCAACAACTCACGGAGCATCATCGAATGGCCGACGAAAAGAAGGCGGACGCCGCCAAAGCTGATAAGACAACCAACGAACCTACGCCGACCGGCTCGCCGGTAACGACGGCAACCCCAGGCAACGAAGTGAAGGGTTCTCCCGTCACCACGGCTTCGGGTGACAAGTCGCAGCAGCCCGCAAACGCTGCGCCGGGTCCGCAGAGCACCAAGAGCCTCGTTCCGGGTGCAACGAAGATCGACGGCGACGCTCCGAAGAATCCGGCGTCGGACAACACCCCCGACGAAGACCACGGCGACGCTCCGGAACTGACCCGGAAAGAAGAAGCAGAACTGGAAAAGATGCTCGATGGTCAGGACGAGCGGGAATCCAGCTGGAATGAACGGCCCGAATACGCCGACGCGACGAACGCAGCCAAGAAGCTGCAGAAACTCGTCGCAGTGCTGCCCAAGGATACCCCGAACGAACACACCGTGTGGGGTGCGGGCGGCATCGTACTGACGGTGGGCGATCTTCGCTCCCTCGTTAAGGTAATGCCGACGTCGTAATTGGTGTTCGCCTGGGTACTTGACTTCTGGCCGGTGGCGTGGTAGACTTCCACTCACTGGCCAGAATCGTATTTGGACCCCGATGAAACATCTGCCCCCAGACCTCATTCCGCTACCCACCATGCCTTACGACCACAGGCCAGACTCCCTGCCGCTGCAGGTCGAGGAATGCCGCACGGCGTTGTGGAGGGCCAGAGGAAACGTGTCCGTAGCCGCAGATATCCTCAAGGTTGGGTCGAGCCGCCTACGGCGTTTCATCAAGAATTCCGACTTCCTTTCGGCGGAGCAGCAAGAAGCGCAGGAAATGTTGAAAGACATTGCCGAAGATGTCGTGTATGATGCATTGACGGACGCAGACGACAAGGGTCGCCAAGACGCCATGGCGCGATTCGTGTTGCAGGGTATCGGTAAGGATCGCGGATATGGCGCGGGTCAGCCAAATATCCACGTAAACAACAGCAAGGGCGGTACGGTGATCGTGGGCTGGCAAGACGGAACAGTGTTCCAACCGGAACCTCGCGCAGAGAAAGTGATCGAACATGAGCGCTGAGGCGAGATATGCCGCCGAAATGGAGGCGAAGGACCAACCTCGCAAGGTTGTTATTCCATATACGCCTCGTCGCCACTTTGTCGCGCTGCACAACTCGACAAAACGCTGGAAGTTCGTCGTCGCGCATCGTCGCGCAGGAAAGTCAGTCGCCGCTATCAACGAAATGATCAAGCGGGCGTTGGAGAATACCCGCACCGATCCGCCGCCGAGGTACGCTTATGTGGGGCCGTCGTTCGACCAAACTAAAGACCTTATTTGGGGATACCTCAAACACTTCGCCGGGCAGATACCCGGTGTTGAGTTTCGTGAAGGTGATCTCATGTGCGTATTGCCTAATGGGGCTTCTATCCGCCTTTATGGTGGAGCAGCCGCTTATGAGCGTATGCGCGGCCTTTACTTTGATGGTATCATGCTTGACGAGTATCCACTTCTCCATCCGGCAGTTTTCTCCACCGTCGTACGTCCGTGCCTTGCAGATTATCGTGGATGGGCTATCATTTCTGGCACTTCTAACGGGGATGACCATTTCGCTGATCTTCGAAATAAGAATATAAACAACGCGGCGTGGGAAATCTTCTCGATCCCGGTTACGCAGACCGACGCTCTGCACCCCGACGAAGTCAAGGAAATGACGGCGGATATGTCGCCGGAAGAATACGCCCGCGAAATGCTTTGTAGTTTCGACGCGCCGGTTGAAGGGTCCTATTACGGTGACCTAATCAACGACGCGATGGAAGAGAAGCGTATTACGAAGGTGCCCTATCAGCCGCAGCTACAAGTACACACGGCTTGGGACTTGGGTATCGACGACGCCACCGCTGTCTGGTTCTTTCAGGTTGTCGGGCGAAGCATCCACCTCATCAACTACAAAGAATGGACCGGGAAGGGCCTTCCGGATATTTGGCGCGACATCAATGCGATGGGGTACAACCTAGGAACTATTCTCGGCCCTCACGACATCAAGGCCCGCGAATTGGGAACAGGAAAGTCCCGCATCGAAGTGCTCGCAGAACTATCTGGCTACATGCCGATGGCGGTGGACCTGCATCGCGTCGAGGACGGCATCGAAGCGACGCGCTCGCTACTCAAGATTTGTTATTGGGACGAGGAAAACTGTGAACTCGGCCTTTCGGCGTTGAAAAACTACCATCGAAATAAAAAAGGACGCCCTGTTCACAATTGGGCTTCGCACGGCTCCGACTCCAAGCGGACCCTCGCAATGGGTCTACACCTTATTCAGGCGTTTAATTCGCCCGGCTCCAACATTGTATCAATGCGCAGCGGAGGCCTCCGCCGCAGGATCAGAGGAACAAGATAATGGAATCCATCTTCTCTCAGATGCGGGACGTCGATCATGGCAGCGCCGAGCAGTTTGACGAGTATGAGGCCAAGATCAAGGCGCTTATCGCAGACGCTGTGGATTACAGCTTGTCGGAGTTGTCACCAGAGCGCGAAGAAAATCTGAAATATTACTATGGCGAAGCGCCGGGCCTCGCCGCGTTGCCGCAAGACCCGCTTATGGGCGATCCCGGCACGGAGGACGACGATACTGGCAACCGAGCCACCATAGTGTCGACCGACGTTCGCGACGTTATCATGGCTGTTCTGCCGTCGATGATGCGCATCTTCACCGAATCTGAACAGGTCGCCAACTTCGAGCCGAACGGTCCCGGCAACGAAGCAATGGCGCAGCAAGCCACCGCCGATGTATTGCACCAATTCTGGGAGGATAACCCAGGCTTTTTGATCTTGCACACCATCTTGAAGGACACCTTCACCGAGAAGGTCGGCATCGTGCGGTGGTGGACCGACGATCTACCGCAGATGAAGCAGGAGGAATATCGGAAACTATCAGGGGAGCAGCTTTCGGCGCTGATCCAAGAGGCAAACGAGAAGGGTGACCAGCAAGCTGAACTAGTCGACCTCGGTCCGCAAGACGGCGACGGAATGTACGAGTTCGCCATCGTCAACTATATGGAGAGCAAGCCGCTGCGCGTTATCGAAGCGGTGCCTCCGGAAGATTTCCGCGTCGATCGCCGTGCTCGCAACCCCTACAAGTCGCGGCTGATCGGTTCTGAACAGTTGGTATCCGGCTCCGACGTTGTCCAGATGGGTTTTGATCAGTTGCTGGTCGAACAATACATCGGCAATTTCGACTACTACTCCATCGAAAAATCGATCCGCGCTCCCGGCTCCGATACTTCCTTTATTGACTCCGACATGGTGATATTTGGGGAATATTTCATCCGCATCGACCAAGATGGCGACGGCATCGACGAACTCCACCGCATCCGCACATTGGGGCCTAACCACGACATCATCGAAGATGTTATCGTCAATAACGTGCAGTTGGCGGTATTCTGCGGTGACCCACGGCCCCATACGGTGGTGGGCGACGCGCTGGCGGACCTAGCCAAGGACATTCAGCAGATCAAGACCATGTTGCTGCGAGGCGCTCTCGACAGCCTCACCGGCTCCATGTTCCCCGACCTTGTTGTCAACGAACTGCTCGTCAACATGAATGATGCGCTTGCCGATGGTGTCGGGCGTATCATCCGTACGAAATCGGACCCGGCGTCTGTTATCAAAGAACTCCGATCCAGCTTTAACGGTGGCGAAGTTTTTGAAATGATGGACAAGATGGATATGATCCGTCAGAGCCGCACCGGCATTTCGGAAGCATCCAAGGGCGTCGATCCGAAGGCGTTCCAGTCGACGAACCTCGCTGGCATTGATACCGTGGTCAACGGTGCACAAGAGCGCATCGAACTTATTGCTCGTATCCTCGCGGAGACGGGCTTCAAGGATATGATGAAGGGCCTGTTGTACGAAACGGTACGTTACCCCAACCGCAAGCGCGTCCTTAAGATGAACGGCGAGTGGGTGGAATACGATCAGTCCACTTATAACCCCGACCTTTCGGTGAAAGTCAATCCGACGCTCGGTAAGGGTTCGGATATGTCCCGCCTCGCCACCTTGAAGGAAATCAAGGATGCGCAGCTGATGATCATGACGACATTGGGCGCGGATAACCCCATCGTCACCATGGAGCAAGCCCTCAATACATACAAGGATATGCTCCGCATCGTCAACATTCGCAATACCACCCGTTACTTTAACGATATCACGCCCGAAATCCAGCAGCAGCTGTCTGGACCGAAAGAGCCGTCGCCGGAAGAAAAGATCGCGATGGCCGAAATCGAGAAGGTCAAGGCGGGCGCTGCTCAGAAGATGGCGGATATCCAGCAGACCGAACGCAAGATGGCTATGGACGATGATTTCCGCCGCGACAAGCTGGAACTGGATTCCATTGTGAAGCTGGTTGCGGCACTGTCCAAAAACACTGCCGCTCCCGGCGAGTTGCCCACCGCAACTTCGGTTACGACGAGTAGGAACCAACCCGGATGAAGAAATTTTCGGAATTATCTGCGATCGAGCGGGAAGAATTGATTGCCGACGCACAGGCTATCATGAACTCCAAAGCCATGAAATACGTATTTGAAGAGGCTAAGGAGGAATACCTGGATGAACTCATTCAGGCGGAAGTAGGGGGATTGACAGCCAGCACCGCACATGCTAGTATGAAGGTACTAGCGGAGGTTCAGCAGCGGCTGCAGTCCATAATCAACAGCGGCCTAATGGTCCGCAACAAAGGAAGGTATAGGACATGAGCGACGCTCTCGAACAAGCCGCAACGGCCTTCGACGCAGCAATGGGTAACACTGAGCCCCAGCCTCGCGCTCCGCAGTCGTCCGAAGGCCCCATCGAAACCATGTTTGGTGACGTCGGCAATCTGGAAGTAGACGATGAAAGCCCTGCAAAGGGTGGCGGCGACGATGATGTTGACGAGGTTATCGAGCCTCGCACCAAGCCGCGTGTCGAAGTCCCGGAGGAAGAAGATGAAGACGCTGATCAGAATGATGATCCCGACGCTGACGAGGATGCTGATCAGGGCGGTGACGAAGAAGATGAGGAGCAAGACTTCTACAAAGTCGTCGTCGACGGTAAGGAAGTAGAAGTCGGCATCCGCGAAGCGCTCGATGGTTACATTCGCCAGGAGACTTTCCACACTCGCATGAATGAGTTGGATCAGGTCAAACAGGCGATCCGAGCCGAGGCCGTGACGGTTCTGGACAACCGCAAGAAATACGCCGATCTGATCGACGACATGGAAAAGCATCTTGAAATGCTTGTTCCGGCGGAGCCGAATTGGGTGGACGAGTACAAGCGCGATCCGGAAGGTGCCGCTGCTCTTCAAGCCAAGTATCAGCAGTTCGCCAAAACTCGCGAAGCGCTTGCTCTCGAAAAGGCCCGCGTCCAGAAGGAACAAGCCGAAGAAGACAGCGTCCAGATGAGGACATACATCGAGACGGAAAATCGTAAGATGCTTGCGATGAACCCCGGCTGGAAAGACCAAGCGGTCATGCAGCGGGACCTTTCGATGATGATGGACACGGCCACGAGGGCCGGGTTCAGTGAGGAGGAAGTCCAGAACACCTACGACAGCCGTATGGTGGCCATCCTTCTTAAAGCCGCGAAGTACGACAAGCTGCAGGCCAATAAGCCGAAGCCCACTCGTCGCGGAAAACGGCCGATGAAACAAGGAGCGGGAAGCAGCCGCACGGCTCCGAAAGGGAATCAGGCCATGAGTCAGTTGAGCCGCACCGGGTCCGTCGAGGATGCCGCTGCAGTCTTTTCTGGTATCCTAAATCCCAAACGGAGAAAGTAGCTATGGCGAAGGTATCGCAAGCTTACACCACATATCAGGCTCAGGGCAACCGTGAAGACCTGTCCAACGCGATCTACAACATCGACCCATTCGACACGCCCCTGATGTCTGCGGCGCGTCGCCGGAACGCCAAGGCTCGCCAGTTCGACTGGCAGACCGAAAACCTGCCGACCGTCGACGAAAACAACGCCCAGGTCGAAGGCTTTGAACTCGAACGCACTGCCGCAACGCCGACGATCCGCTTGTCGAACGTGACGCAGATTTCGAAGCGCGATGCGACCGTTTCCGGCTCGCAGGAAGCCTCGGACGCTGCCGGCAAGGGTTCGGAAATGGCCCACCAGATGGCCATGAAGTCCAAGGTCCTCAAGTCGGACATGGAGAAGATCATGTCGGGCCGTCAGGCTCGTAATGATGGCGACGAAGGCACTGCTCGCCGTACGGAGTCCATTCCGCACTTCATCGCCCGTGGTCGTGACCGCGACAACGTCCAGGGTTCGGCGGTTATCGGCGTCGAGACGGGCCTTCCTCTGACGGCGACCGGAGCCTTCACCGTTCCGGACGTTGGCGATCAGGAAGCCTTCTCGGAAGTCATGGTCGGTGATGCCATGGAGCGGGCCTACCACAACGGCGCGTCCCCGAACCTGCTCATCGTTCCGACGGGCGTCAAGCGCACGGTTTCGACCTTCAAGGGTCGTGATTCGACGCAGGTGCAGGTTGGCCGGACCGAAGTCGTCGCCACGGTCGACATCATCGCCACGGATTTTGGTCGCATCAAGGTCATTCCGTCGCGTTGGTTGCCCGCCGACCTCGCCCTTCTGATCGACCCGGCCTATCTGGCAGTTGCCTTCTTCCGCAACTTCCGGCAGGTGCCGCTCGCCAAGATCGGTGATGCCGAAACTCGCATGATCCTGGCGGAATGGGGCGTGGAAATGCGCAACCCGATGGCCCATATCCTGTTCAACGGGATCAAGAAGGGTGCCGTAATCGGGGTCTAATGCCCCCCAAGGCGCGGGATCGGGGTAATGCCCGGTCCCGCAAATCCGTATTTGGAGGGATTCCACAATGGCACGATTTGCCCCAATCTACATGACGGTATACGACGGGCTTGCAACTCTGGGTGCGCTTACGCTCAGCAATGACGCTTTGACGGTTGCCACTGCTACTTCCGGCTCTGCCGTGGGTGACATCGGCGGCGTTACCAGTGAAAGCGTGGTTACTATCGGCGGTGCCGACGCAGCCTCGTTCGAAGTAGTCGACGGCGAACTTCTTGTTGGTGATGCTGCTCTCGAAGCGGGCAGCTATGAGATCGAGTTGATCGAAACCAACGACGAAGCTACCAACTCGCCGTCGGCCACCCCGTTCACCATCACGGTAACGGCCTAACAGGAGAACCCCAATGAGCATCAAGTCCGTTCAACAACGCCTTATCTCAATGGGGTTCTCCATGCCTCGCTTCGGGGCCGATGGTTCCTACGGAAGCGAAACTGAAAAATCCATCAACGCCGCGCTAGACGAACTTTCGGCGCTGCGGAGTATTCCGGAACCGGTCCCCGCCCCCCTGCGTCTTGCCACAGTGTGGCCCGTCATACCGGCGGAATGGATGCCAGTGGCTAAGATGGACCGCATCATCGTCCATTGGACAGCCGGAAGATACGCCGCATCTGATCTGGATCGTAACCATTACCACATGCTTGTTGAGGGCGACGGTTACGTGGCAAGAGGAAAACGATCCATTAAGGACAACGAGGTTATCGGCAACAAATCGTCGGATGAGTACGCTGCACATACTCGCGCTTGCAACACTCGATCGATCGGCGTATCAATGTGTTGCATGGCTGGAGCCATCGAGCGACCGTTCAACGCCGGACAGTATCCCATGCTCAAGGTGCAATGGGATTCAATGACTTCGGTCGTCGCCCAACTCTGTAAGCGGTACGGTATCGCCGTAACAGACAAAACTGTGCTATCCCATGCGGAAGTACAACCCAACCTCGGTATTGCGCAGAGTGGTAAGTGGGACTTTTCGAGGCTGGCTTTTGATCTTTCGATCAATGGTCCGGCTGCGGCGGGTTCCAAGATGCGTAACGAGGTCAAGGCCAAGCTGGCCCAACTGTGAAGGAGCGAATATGAGTAATGTATCGAAAGCCATCGCTGGCGCTGTTGCTGGTGGTGTAACCGGGATGGGAACCCTGATCGTAATCCCACCAGAGGTATCGATGCCGTGGTGGGGTTATCTCGCGGTTTCGATCGCCAACGCAATTCTCGGGTACGGTTTGGTGTATTTCGCACCTCGTAACAGGGAGTACTAACAACCCATTACGACGCGGGGGCGTAAGTGTGAAACAGGACCACAATCCAATGGCCATAAACTGGACCCAAGTAAATGTTCCCACCATCCTTGCGGTGGGTGCTGCCGCCGTCGGAATCTTCAACTACATCGGGGATTTCGACAAGCGGCTGGCTGAGTCCGAGAACTATCGAGTAATGCGTTCACAACAAACGGACTCCAATTTCGTGGCAGTCAACAAGCTGATTGCGGAATCCAGAGCCGAAAACCAAGCGACACGGATCGCGGTCAACGATCTACCTTTCCGTGTCGGCAATCTTGAAAAGGGTCAGGAAGAACAAGGCAAGAGGATCGACCGACTTTCGGAGTTGATCATTACGAACCTTGAAGGGGTGCGGAAAGACATCGGCGCCCTTGGAACCAAAATCGAAGTGTTGTCCAGCAAGATGGATGACAATTTTCCCCGAGATCGCGCCGAATTGAACCTGAACATGACTCCTGTTCCCCGGCGTAATTGACACAGCACAGGAAGCGTGGTATACTCCCATGGAAACTAAGTTCGTGTACCGTAACAGTGACGGCGTCCGCAGGACCCTCATTACCGATACCGACAACCCACACAATATCACCGTTAATACGGAAGTTGTGATGGATGGTGTGATCGAAAGCATTAAGGTCGCACGGGAGTTACACCCTACCAATTCCACCAACAAAGTGTTGGCCAAGGTCCCCATGACAGTCTACGAGAGGTCTATACTCGATGATTGGGATGAAGGCGACTGGAAGAAATGGTTGAACGACCCCGACAACGCAATGTTTAGGGTGTGGCAAGGGACAGTATAATGGCCGAAATCGACGATTTCCGCACCGTCATTCGAGATTACCTCGCCCATCCCGAGTATTCTAATTTACTTATCGACAGTTTCATCCGACAGGCAGAGACGAACCTTAGCCGCCAGTTGCGCGTCAAGGAAATGATCGTGATTGCCGACGCCCCTATTACTGATAAGCGGGTGGCTCTTCCCAAGATGTGGCGCGAGTTGGAGTACGTTCGCTTCAACAACAGCAGGCCTCTTGAATATATACATCGAAACGAATTGTTTGGCCGCAACTGCCGTAAGGACGAATATACCATCGTCGGTGACTACATATTGTTCGGCATCGACATCGAAGAACCCGATGGCACTGCTATCGAGATAGCTTATTTTTCTTCTGCGCCGCATCTGGCAGCGGGGTCGAACTGGCTGTACAAACATTATTACGATATCTACCTCCAGTCGGCAGTGTCGGCGGGTTTCATATATTCCGTCGAAACCGACAAAGCAGCGTCCCTCCTTTCGGTGGTCACCGGGGTTATTACTTCCGCTAACGAAGAATACCTCACATCAAAAATTAGCGGTTCGACGCTTCGTCGACCCAATACCAGGGTAAGGGTATAACAATGGGTGTTACAGCAGAAGGTGAAATTCGGGCGCTGAACGGCATGTTGAACGCCGTATTCGTGGCTCTTCACACGGGTGATCCGACAGTAGGCAACGAGGTGGATGGCGGCGGGTACGAGCGCAAAGCTTACCCCTATTCGTTGTCGGGGGCCAACCCCACCGTCGCCGAAAATTCGGCCCTTATCGCGTACGACGCGGCGTCTACCGATTGGGGAACCGTGACACATTTCGGTATCTGGTCAGCGGCTAGCGGCGGCGATCTACTCGTCACCGGTCCTCTGGACAATCCCCGCACCATCTTTACGGACGATGTGCTTCGGTTCACAGCCGGAACATTGAAGTTTGAGGCTGATTAATGTCCAGACTGTATGGCGTAGGCAATTATGGCGACAAGGCGTATTCCGGACCGAACCCGGTGTACGCCATCGGCATGTCTGCGCTCGCGTTGTACGAGGAAACCACCGTACAGGCCTTATTTTCGGCGGAGGCGCAACAGGGCCTGAGTGTTTCTAGCTTCCAGACGGAAGTATCGCTGTTGGCTTGTCCGTCCGGCGACGCAGATGCAATACTGGCTGGTATTCTCACGAAATCAACGGCTGAGTTCTCGGTGGGCGGAATTGCGCCTATAACGTTTACCACGAGCGCTTCGGCGTGGGTGGTAAAGATTTGGTACGGCTCCGCCACTGTAAGCATGTTGATAGTTACAGATGCTGAGCCTGCGTTAGAAATGGCTAGTGCCGGGGATTCCTTTGTGTTGTTGACCGTTGACTCGTTTGACCCGTATGTGGGACATTTCTGGGGTCCGGAAACGATAAATGACGTTTGGAGTTCTGAGTTACCTCCCCAAGGGGATATATGGGTAACCGAACACGTAAATCCGTGGAGTGGAACTAATGGCTGATACAATTACACCAAATTATGACTTGGTCAAACCAGAAATCAGCGCCTCGCAGGATACGTGGGGCATCAAGTTGAACAGTAACTTTGATAAGATCGATACTGCTTTGGCAACGAAGGTCCCTAAAGCAGTTACCGGTCCTTCTCTGATTGGCAAAGCGACGGCTGGCGCTGGAAATGTGGGGGAAACACCTATCGGCGCGGGGCTTAAGTTCGTGGATGGGGCTTTGAGTGCTGGAACCATTGCGGGTCGTAATCTCACCGTCTCCGATGCCGCTCCTTCGGGTGGCGCAGACGGTGATGTGCACTTCCAGATTTAAGGTGAAGTAATGCCCATACACGTTAAACAAGCTGGCAGCTGGAAGATCGTAAAGGACGTGTGGCAGAAACAAGCCGGTGTTTGGAGTCTTGTAGAAATCGTCCGGTGTAAGGTGACAGGTAACTGGACTGTTGTACACGCTGCTGAAATTGTTGTGATCGTCGCCGCTAATCAGAACAACATTATCATTAAAGACCTATTCACTGCCGAGGATTGGGCGTCCACTACACGTAAAAAGAAAGTAGTTTTGAACTCCGGAATTGTTGCTGGAGACGAAGGTCGCGCTAATTGGGCCGTTCGTACCGGAACAGGCCGCGGCAGCGTGTTGACCATCAATAACAAGGGAGAAATCCAAGGTTTTGGTGGCCTCGCCAATTCCGGCGACGGTGGTGTTGCGCTACTGATCGATCAAGAAGGGGTTACCGTAGTTAATGATGGTGCTATTCGTGGTGGTGGTGGCGGCGGTGGCCGTGGTGGTGTTGGCGGCGTCGGTGGTGCTGGTGTGTATTATGCCTTGGGGCCATCACAGGGCAACCAATACAATGAAACCACACACAACTGGCGAGTGAACACAGCCAACACAATTATTCAGCTTTACTACGGTGGCCTTATCTATGAAGGGTCGGGCAATGATTCCATCACTTCCATTGATCAGGGTAGCTATCGATACAACAGAGGCGCTTATGTAGGTCAAATTAGCACGTGGTCATACCTCGTCATTTGGCGGCAAATTATTTCGTATCCTTACAACACATCCGGTGGTGCCGGTGGTGCCGGTGGTGCCGGTGGTCGCGGTATCGGATATAATCAAACTAACCAAGCTGGTGCTGGTGGCGCGTTGGGAGCGCTTGGTGGGACCAACGCGGGACGCGGTGGAACTGGTGGCACTGGAGGTGCGGGCGCTGGTTGGGGTCAGGTTGGTAATACTGGTAACACGGGTGGCACTGGCGCAAACGGCAATAATGGTGCCGGTGGTGTTGGTGTGCCGGGTACGGAAGGCGGCGATGGTGGGGCGGCAATCGCAGGTGTTGCCCGTACAGTCATAAACAACGGAACAATCAATGGAGCGCAGGTATGAACATTGAGAAGAATTTTGTTATCGAGCGGATTTGGGTAAGGGATGGGGAAATAACCATCGTCCAGTTTTACATCGAGTTCACCGACCCTGACATGCCGGGTGTCAAGTCTGTCCACGCAGCGGTAATACCCGCTCCGCAAGACTTACTTTTGGACGCGACCGACGAAGACATTGTGTTTGCCTTACTTGAAATGGTCGGCGAACAGTGGATCCAAGATTTGGACAATTTCCACGCGAACCAACTGGCTTTCGAATACGCTCGCCAAAACGACACCATCGTCGAACGCAATCCCGCCACTACACCGTGAGATCAACATGCAATTTTCGCCGCTTACACTTATTCCGGGCGTAAAAACCACACCCACCAAGACAAGCCGCTCTGCTAATTGGCAGGAAGTGAATCTTATGCGTTGGGTTGCCGGTAAGATGCGCCCGGTAGGTGGGTGGGAAAAATTGGCTTACGACCCATTTCCATCTGATTGCCGTGCCACTCATACCTGGTCCGATCTGGCGGGTAGGGAAATAACTGCATATCTGTGCGAGCAGCACGTATTCGTTGATTTGGGTGATGGCCTCGTCGATATTTCACCAGAAGTACCATTGTCCCCACCTGTCGGTACTAATTCTCCGGGGGGCTACGGCGATTACACCTTCAACTACGACACTTATGGCACCGAAAGGCCGGAAAGAGAAAACACAAAGCCGTTGACTAGTGGCTTCTACGCCGACAACTGGGGTCAGAACCTGATAATCATGACCAGCGCCGATGGTCGTATGTTGGAATGGGACCCTAGTGTTCTTGACGGTAAACTGGTTCCGGTAGAAAATGCACCCACTGGCAACAGGGCGTTCGTCATAACGCCACAGCGACATATCCTGCTTTTCGGCGCTGGCGGTGTTAATAACCGGTTTGCGTGGTGTTCCCAAGAGGATAACACGGATTGGAATTACACTTCGGTAACCAACACGGCTGGTTACTATGATTTTCAGCCGATGGCCTCTGTAATAACTGCATGCCGTTCTGGCTCCGAGGTGGTATTTTGGACTACATCGGGTTCCGTTTTCGTCATTCGTTACATCGGCGTCCCCTTCGTTTTTGCATATGACGAGATATCCACTGGCTCGACCCCCGTTTCTCCGGCTTCCGTCGTGAATACCCCGATGGGGGCTGTGTGGTTCGCGGCCAACGGTCCGTGGAGATACGAAGCCAATTCGGTCGTGCCTATTAGTTGCGATGTGTGGCCTTGGGTGGTGGACCACGCCTTGGCGTCGGCTGCTCGATTCACTTCCGCCGCAATCACCCTGGATACGTTCTCCGAGATTTGGTGGTTTTTCCCAAGCACGGACAGCGACAAGCCGGGTAACCACCGGTACATTCAGTGGAACTACAAAGAAGGGTGGTGGTCGCAGGGGACCTTGAGCCGGTTGTGTGGCTCGTCTTCTACGTACACCCGGTTCCCTATAATGTCCGACGGTAAATCCGTGTATCGCCACGAAAGCGGTAATTATTACGGATCATTCGACGAAAACAACCTACCGTGGGCTAAGACGTTCAACCTGAATGTAAACATCGGCCAGCTTGGTACTTTCAATAAGCTGCTTCCAGACATCGACGGCGACATTTCGGCGCTGGTGTTTCAGTTAGAATACAACATACCTCGTGCCGGGGCGCTGTTGCGTGATCAGTTGACACCGGAAGCGGAAATGTTGCCAAGCGGCTACGTTCCTTTCAGACACACCGGGCGCGACTTTCGCGTGATCGTAAAACAGAAGGGCTACGGTGTTTCCCCTTGGGCTATGGGTGAAACTGGTGTGGACATAACTCCCAGAGGTGAGAAATGAAACAAGCACCTGCTTCCCCGTCGCCGCTTCCCACGCCACCATTGTACTTGGATGGGGACACTAGAACATACTTGACTATGTTGATTTCCTCGCTGGCCCGCGTCCTCGGACGCAAACTGGATGTCAGTGTTCCGGTGGCTTCCGTACTACTTGCGTCACCGAACGGGTCAGTGTATACTGTGAAGGTAGCTGACGACGGCTCGCTACAGACGGAGCTTTTGTATGACGCGTCGTAACTTCCGCGCTGAAATGGATCGCATGTTGGAACTCCAGGGTGGTTTTTACACCTTTGAGGATGTAATGGATCACATCAATGCGGGAAAGATGCAAAGCTTCGCCAAGGGCGATACTTGGGTTATCACGCAGGTCAACGAATTCCCCCGCAAGAAAGTGCTTGAGATAGCATTCGTGGTTGGTGATATAAGCACACTCCACGAATTGGAAAGTGACATAGAAGCATTCAAGACAGAAATCAAAGCGGACATCATCACCGCTACTGGCCGTTTGGGGTGGCTCCGTCGCCATTTCAAGGGCTGGGAAGTGACCAGCGTCAATTTCGTGAAGGTATAATCCCATGGCTTCGAAGCAGCCCGCTCACACTACACAAACCACCGAAGTGAAGCTGCCCGCTTGGGTTGACGCTGCTTCGAAAGAAAACTACGACTACGCCAAGCAGTTGGGTAGCGCTGCTTTCAACCCCTATAAGGGTGACCGCGTGGCCGACACCAGCCCCTTGATGAAACAGGCTTACGACCTGATCAGCAAGAACAGTGGAAAAGCGGCTGGTATATTCGAGGGGATGGCAACGGACGCCAGCAACTTTGACCCCGGCACCATCGCGGGGACTGACCTGTCACAATACATGAACCCGTACACCTCGGAAGTGATCGACAAGTCGCTCGCGGACATGGACAAGACCCGCGCTCAGGCATTGATGAGCAACGCCTCGGCGGCTCAGAAAGCCGGTGCATTTGGAGGTTCTCGCCATGGCATCGTCGACGCGGTGACGAACGCGGAGAGCGCAGAGGCGGCTGGCCTGCTTTCGTCGCAGCTTCGCAGCGGAGCCTACGATAAGGCAGTGGCGTCCGCTCAGCAGGACATCGCCAACCGGACCAACACATTCACCTCCAAGCAAGGTGCTATGGGCAACGCCGCGACGGGTATGCAAGAGTCGTCGCTCAAGGATTTTGCCGGCCTTATGCAAGGTGGAATGCAGCAACAGGCACAGTCCCAAGCTGAAATCGATTCCGCGCGGGAAATCCACGACGAAAAGCGCAACTTCGACCTCGAAAACCTCAACCTCCGACTGTCGGCGCTTGGTATGTCGCCATACGGCAAGTCGGAAGCCACCGACAAGAAGACTTCCGGGGGTTCCAGCGGCACCGATATTGGCCAGCTTGGCCTGGGAGTGTTTTCGCTGCTGCTCGGCCTTTCGGAGGACGACACCAAGACCGACAAGGAAAAAGTCGGCAAGGTTCCCGGCACCGATCTGGACATGTGGGCGTTCCGATACAAGAAAGACCCGAAGACCTATCCGAAGGTCGTCGGCGTCATGGCGTCGGACGTCGAAGAAAAGATGCCGGAGTTTGTTCACAAGGTCGAGGGCAAGCGTGTTATCGACTACGGTGGCATCATGGCCAAGGCTGGAAAGGCGGCGTAAATGAGCATCGAACAGTATATTCGCCAAGCCGCCGCGCAGCGGGGTATCGACCCCGACATTGCCGTTCGTGTCGCTAAGTCAGAGGGAGGTTTGACGGACCCTGCCCTACAGAGCCGGTCCACGAAGAACGGCATCCGGGAACCATCCTATGGCCCATTCCAGCTACTCGTCGGCGGCGGGGATACGGGGTTCCCGGCTGGTATGGGCAACGATTTCATCGCGAAGTACGGCGTATCTCCCGCCGATCCCGCCAACTGGCAGAAGGGCGTCGATTTTGCACTCGATGGCGCTGCTCGAAATGGTTGGGGTGCTTGGTACGGCGCGGCGAAAGCCGGGATCGGCAACCGTCAAGGTATTGGCGGGATTCCCGGTACTACTCTCGCGGGGGCACCGCAGGGCGTTGACACGGCGGTGGCGAGTTCGGGAACACCTGCTCCCCCCTTGCCGCCGCCAGTCGATGTCGCAACACACAACGTTGCCGGTGTCACTGAACCGTCTTTCGGTGACAAAATCGGAACTGCTATCTGGGGCGACAACGCCGACAAACTTAAAGGTTTATTTGGGGAAGGTGCTAAACCCAACCCGGCGAGTAAAGGCCTTGGACTTCTAGCCGGTGCCATGGGCGGGGGTTCCAGTCAATCACCACAGATACAAGCCCACGCGCAGCCTATCCAGTCGTCGCTGCCTGCAATGGAAGCCTCCGACGGGCAGCGTATCGCGGCGGGTCAACAGTTAATGTCAATGCTGATGTCGCAACGTAAGAAGCCCGGCCTCAGCCTAGGGAGAGCGTAATGAGCGTTGGCGCATCCATTCTCAGCCTTCTCGGTAACGAAGACCCCCGCGTGGGGCTGCTGCGCAGCATGACTGGCCAGCAGCAGCCCGCTGACGGCGTACAGTACGCGGGCGCACAGGCCCCTGCGCCCGGCACTACAGCACAGGCCCCGGCTGGCGGCGCTGGCGCACCGGTCACGCCGCAGTTCGACAGCCCGCCCGATCTTTCGGCGCTGTACGAAAGCTTGATTAAATACCAAGGTCGTGAGCAGAACCTCAATCGAGGAATGGGTCTTATCGGATCCGCTATTTCCCAAGACCAGAACCGCGCCAATACCCTTGGTGCGTTCCTTGGCAACGACGGTGGTATAAGTGGGCGGGTGGAAGACGTAGCCAAGTTGGCGGGTTCTTCCCAAGACCTGCTTAAGGCAGACGTCGCCCGACAGCAGCGGGCAGCGGCGCTTGCAGCCCTTCCGGGTATTGCCCGTCGATATGGCCTCGACCTCGCCACGGCGACGATGTTGTACGACCAAGGTAAGTTGGAGGAAGTGATCGCGGAGCGGGAGAAGCCTAATACCGAATTGGTCACCGACGCGGCGACGGGTCAGAACCTTCTTATCGACCGGACAGCGGGTGTTCAGCGCGGTGCTTTCGGCGGCGAAAAGGACACCACGAGCGTCAAAGAAGGCCCGAACGGTACTCTTCTGCTGTTTAACGACAAGGACGATTCGTTGTCGCCTCTCACCGGTCCGGACACTATGACCCCGGAAACGCGGGAATATGACCGATACGTGGTGGACGAGCGCAGCCGCAATAATAATAACCCGCTAAGCTATCAGCAGTGGCGTATGACGAAGCCGCCATCCACTCAAATCACTAACAACGTGGGTGGGGAAAAGATGGACCCTGCCCAAAAGAGGTTTGCTGAAAAGAGCAGTGACTTCTTCGCGGAAGACTACCAAACGTACCGCAAGGCGCGAAACCAAGCCCGCGACATGCTCAATCAGTACGACCTCGCCAAGGAAGCCCTCGACACCAATGTTAAGACGGGCACTTTCGGTGAAACGGAGCAGTACCTGCGGAAGCTTGCTGTTTCGATAGGCATCGGGGACGAAGAGTCCGTCAACAAGGTTGCGGGTGGTGAACTGTTGAAGACCGTAACCAACCGCATGGCGTTGCTGATGAGAAACCCCGACAGCGGCATGGGGATGCCGGGTTCCGTATCCGACCGCGACCTTACGTTCTTGAAGGAAGCGCAGGTAAGCCTTGGAACGAGTAACCCTCGCGCCATGATCGAGGCTTTCGAGCGTATCGAAAGGCGGAAAATCGAAATCGCGGACTTGGCTGATGCGTATGTCAAGAAACACGGTATGCTCGACGCCGGGTTCGACGCAGAGGTTCGAGCATTCGCGGACAAAAATTCCCTTTTCGAGGATTTTGAAATCACGCCGAAGGACCCCGTCGCTCGTAAAAACGAAATCTTCAAGCAGTATGGGATCAACAACTAATGGCTACGCGTCAACAACTCGAAGATGCACTGGTCAAAGCCCACGAAGCCGGTGATACGGAATCCGCCAAGCTGTTTGCGGACGAAATAAAGCTGTTCGACACGGCGGCGAAGCCCAGCCCCAAGGCCGAGTTCGACAAAATGGGTCCCCTCGACAAGGGTATCACCGCCCTTGGGGATACCGCCCGTATCATGGGTTCCAGTGTCGGCCTCGGCTTTACGGAAAAAGCGCTCGCCGGTGTTCAGTCTATGTTGGGACAGGGTGAATACGAGGATTTGCTCGCGCAGGAACGCAAGGAAACCGCCGATGCTCGTGAAAGGGCTGGCGGCGCTGGCGTTGCGGCGGGCATCGTCGCTCCGGTTGGTGTGGGACATAAGCTGTCACAGGCCGGACTTACGTTGATAAACTCGGCGCAAGGCCTTCCCTTCATCCAGCGCCTACTTGGTACGGTATCTGCGGGCGCTATCGAAGGTGGTGCTTACGGTGCATTGGATGCACTCGGCCACGACGAAGACGTGGGTTCCGGTGCGGGATTAGGGGCTGCTTTCGGTGGAGGCTTGGGGGCGGCATCCGAATTGGCTGGAAGCGTGGCTAACAGGATCGGCAATCGTCAGCTTGGACACAACACGGCTCCGACTGTTGAAGACCTAAACGCCGAAAGTGCACGGCTTCGAGGTTCCATCAACAATGGCGGCGATCTACAAATCAGCGGCGACGCCATTGCGGACTTGAATGACACGCTGCGGCGAAACGTGGGTGAGGGCAACACTCAAGGTGCAAGAGCGGACCGCCACAAAACCACAATGTCGGAACTGCGCCGCCTTAGGGAGTATTCCCCCAGCACACAGGACCCGACTACACGCATGACCCGCACTCGCACCGGGGCGGACGGGAACAGTGCTAGCACCGTATCTCGAAACGGCAACCCGCCGCGCACCAACGTATTGGACTTCAACCGGTCCAGTGACGTCGAGCGCATTTCCGAGACACGTAACATGATGCCGGATCGAGGCATGACCCTTTACGATCTGGATCAACACCGTCAAGGTATCCGTGAAAACACAGCAGTGCCGGATAAGGCCGATCGCCGCTTCGGCTCGATGATGATCGACGAACTGGATCGCTTCGCTCGTGGCCTCGACGACACCACCGCAATATCCAGCACTGGTCGTGATGTTCGTGAAACAGTCGACATACTCGAAGATGCCCGCGCTCTGGACCACCGGTCCATCAAGATGGGTGAAGTTGGGGGCATCGTCAAGGAAGCCCGCGACGCGGCCTCGGCGTCGGGAGGTGTTGATACCGGAACGCAGGTTCGCCAACGCATTGGTCACATGATCAACGACGATTTGGCGATGCGAGGATACAGCGAAGAAGAACGTCGGCTGATGCAAGAAATTGTCGACGGAACCAAGAAGAGCGACCGCTGGCGCAGTGTTTCGCGGTTCGCCTCCGGAACGGGCGGTATGGCTATCGGCTCCGGTATCGGCGCGGGTGTTGGCGCGCTTGGTGGCGGCATAGGTGGTGGAATGGCCGGTGCCATGGTTGGACCCGGCGCTTCCAAGTTGTTGGGTTCGTATGCTGGCAGTCGCGCAACGGCGGAGACGCACCGTCAAGCGTCGGAACTAATCGACACGATTGCGCGTGGAGGACCGAAAGCGCCGCGCCAGACGACCCAGATGGTAACACCCGCGAACCAAGAGGCTGTCCGTCGTGCCCTTCTCATATTGGGGCTTGAGGATCAGAACGCCCAACAGCGCCAGAAAGCAACTCAGCGCTAACTTGTCGGGCCATCCCACCAAATAATGTTGGTTCTGCGCGAATACGTACGCGCAGAACGCAAAGTACATACCCATGATGCGGTGCGGGTTAATCATCGGTTCTTTCCTATGTGACGGAAGACGGCCTGGAAAACGTCTTCTTTTCGTTGTAGTGCTTTAACCGCGTCGCGGTCTAGCTTCGTCCCAACCAAATCGTAATAGGACATAGTTTCGCCCATCTGACCATATCGATGTGCGCGGTCTTCAAGTTGGGATCGGTCGTCCAATGAGTAAGTGTTTTCAAGGAATATTTCCGTGGAACAATGGTCCTCGAAGCGGGGAAGTCCAAGCAGCGTATGCCCATACTTGGCGGCTTTGGTGACGAATATTGAACGACACGACGGGTCATTGTTAAATACCCTCTTGTTAGCCTCGATTTCATCGGTCGTCATTCCACCAGCGATGAACGTGGGGTTCAGGTGGGCGAACCGATCCATTAACATCGGGCGGATCACCTTGTGGTTGTACACCACGATCGTCTTGCCAGGGATTTCGTCTTCAATGATGTCCGCAAGGGCGTTGAGGCGGGGATTTTGCTTCGGCTCGACGAGGATATGCGTCTTTTTGTTTTCGTCGATGATGAAACCGGCTTGAATTTGAGCCAGCTTGATATACTTCGTGATTGCTTGATCGACGGTGACTGCCTCACCGGTTTCCTCAAGCCACAAGACGAAGTCTTCCTCCATCGACCGATACATCGAAAGCATGGTCGGGGTCAATTTGTAATCGCGGATGGTATAAATCTTGGGTGGTAGATCGGTCCATTCCGCCTTGGTAGCACGGAACACGTGCGGGTCGAGCCTTTCGGCGAGGATGTCTTCGTTCTGCACTCCGACGATCTTCTTGCCTTTGAAGCCTCCCATCTTACAAAAGGCGTTGCGGAACGCGTGATATACCTGACCATTCCACAGTCCGATAAACCGCCCCTGCGCCCACAAGTCGTGCGGACCCTGCGCTATCGGCTTCCCGGACAATATGCGGCGAAACTCGAACTGTGGCGCTAATTCAAGGGCGGCTTTGGTTTGGTCGCTTTTGTAGTTCTTAAGTTGGATGGACTCGTCCGCAGCAATATAACAGCGGCGATCACGTATAAACTCGGCAATGAGATCACGAGTAGATTGGTGACGGATTGCTTCGTAATTAACAATAAGGTTAGGGCGGGCAGCAAAACCACGCCTAAACAACTTAGGCAGATGATCAATATTGCCACTCTCGACAACGATCGGGACGATGGGGAAACCGAACTTGTCGACTTCATCGGCCCATCCACCTTTGAAGCTGTTGGGGGCAATGGTGACCATCCGACCGAGGTCGTAGTCGACGGCGTTGTCGAGGAAATCCCCGTAGGTGGTGCTTGTTTTTCCAAGACCCTGCTCCATGAAATACCCGAAGCCACGCTTACCGTGGCTCCGCTTCATCGCCTCTATTTGCGCGCCTTTCGGTTCCCAAGCCATCACCGACCCCGCTTGCTATGGCGAACAGAAATCTGTGAAGCCATGTCTCGCAGAACTGGCTCCATTAATGGCCATACCCGCATATGATCATCGGGAAAATACTTTGCCAACGCATTACGTATTTCTTTGGGGTAGTTGACGAAATGGTTTTCTACAAATTTGTTGCCGAGCAACCTCTCCATACAGATGAAGTGGTAACCCTCGAAAAGATCAGCTAGCTTAACGATGCCTTTAACGTAATCGTCATATGGCTTGCGCGGCTTGATAAGATCGGCGTGGTCCTCAGCCATTCCCTCCTCGTCGATGTATGGCTTCACCATTGTTGGTGGATCACTCATCAACGCTTCTAGATCGTCGTGGTGGTGTGCCCACTTGACGATTTCCCACCGCCAGCCGTCGCCTTTACGGTCAAGGTCGAACCACGCATTGGCGATGCGGATAGCCATGCGCTCGACGCGAAACACGTGTTCGGCTACGCTCTGCGTCTGAATAGTATGTAAGATGCTCCAACGCTTCACTACCGAAAGGCGGTGGTCCAACTCATTAAATATCGGATTCATGTTTCCTCACAGCGTCGCGTAGGCGGTCTAGCCAATACAAGTCGAGCATACTCAAGTAGTAATAGTACCGGTGCATCGGCATCCCGGCGTAGAATGGCTGCTCGCCGTCGAATACTTCTCCGTAGCGACGGTTCAAAGCCGCTGTTGTGTCACTAAGGTCCTTCATTGACCGGCATCCCTCTTTCAGTGCGCCATTTATTCTTGCATTCCTGGGAGCAGAACCCCTGCAGCTTCTTGCTTGCACCGGCATCGAGGTACTCTTTACAGTGCAGACATTTGGGCCACAGGGGTTTAGCCATTACTTCTTTTCCATCGCGATTGCGGCGGTGATCAGAGCGAAGTTGGCAACATCTGCTGCCTCCAACATAATCTCCACCATGTTGCCACCGAGGACCGCCTCTTGCAGTTCCACAACTTCCTTCTGAAGAAGGCCCACGCTTTCGGTTTCCTTCAAACCTTCCCATCGACCCTTGTGGACGTTGCAGCCCAACTTATACACCATCGCGTCAACGAAGCGGCGGATATCCGGGCCATATTGAACCAGATCACCTTCCAATTTAACTATGAAGTTAAACGACGGAACCGGGTCCTTAAAGGTTGCTTGGACCTTATCGGAGTAAGGCATTTTGTCGTACTCCACCCTTTGTTCTGGCTTCAAAGCCATCTTACATCCTCACTTTTCGGTCCCCAACCACCAATAACGCCGAACCACCGATCGTCGCGGATATCGTCCAGCCGCTCAAGCATATCACGCTGACCCTGATCCGTCAAGTAGTTCATGAAGTTGATGAACACGAAGTCCGGGTCGTTGGCCTCGATCGCTGCGATCGCTTGCATATCCGAGAAGGTGAACACGCGGCGTACTCGTTGCGTCACCGTTGTGAGTTCCGGCTTCTGCTTCAATGCTTCCCACGACGTCTCGACCTGATCGGGGTAGCAATCCCCTGACGAGAACCCTTCATGATCACCCACCCGGATCGGGAAAGTGCGCAGCGAAAGGTAAGTGCGCTTGACTGACGATGGCGGCATCCGCGCATCTGCGATGCCCTGCATTACCGTGCATTCGCGGCTAGTTACCTTCGGGTAAAAGGTACTGTGGATGCCGAGTGAGAACCCCTGCGACACTTCCATGAAGTAACGATACTCGAAGGGTTGGGGACGCACCGGCTCGCCGCAAATCACGTTGCGGCCGAAATATCCGTAGTTGCGGTTGTAGAAATGCCCAAATACGGCATCTTCTTCCCGCAGTACCTTCCGGGCTATAGCCACGCCAGTCCCCGACCGAGTGCCCGCCACGGCGGCGACGGACCCGGAATGCTCAGCTTCCTTGTCCTGCTGCCGGATTATCGCCGCGTTGGGGTTGACGTAGATGTTGATATCAGGATACTTCGATGCTTCATAAGCGAGGATATCCGGGTCGATAATAGCCCCCGCCGTCAAGATAATATCGTGGGTCAGCGCCTTGTTGAGCAGATGCGTCGCAACGGCAAAAGTCGGCAGCTGCTTGAGCACGTGTTTTTCGTCGCCATCGTAGAACGTGTGGCCGGAATTGGGGCCAGCGTTGCTGAACGTCCCAGCGAATGGGATATCCTTCGCGACGGCCAATTTGGCGAGCCACGCCGCGAGGACGCCCTTGCCCGTCGAGCCAAATTGGCCGTCGACGACGCAGTGGATGCCGTGTTGTGCGAACAGTTCCTTATTCAATTACTTACCCTCCGGCTTCGGAGCGAATGCCTCGGCAATGGCGCGGGTAGAAGCAGCATCCATTACCGGAGTTGATAGGGGGTGGGTGGGGGTGGGCTTTGGGATGCCGTTCGTCGGCTGGAACTCCGGAACCTGCACCCCGGCGATGGCGGCGGCGAGGCCCTGATACCCCGAAGCGTCGACATAGTTGTCTTCATTCGTCATGCTTCCGTGAACAGCACGAGCGATCTTGAGCAGCGTCATCATCTGCGCGACGTCGTAAGCGGTGATAATTATGTTGCCTAGCCCGCCTATCTGTTGGTTAGTATTGCCGAGATACACCTCCCACAAGCGTCCTATCATGGCGAAGCTGTCTTCCGCGCCGCCGTGTTGATTACCCCTTTCGGTGGTGACGACCTTGTTGGCGGTGTGAAGCACGTGGCTCGCTACCTTGCGGTGATCCTTATCGCTCATTTTCCTTGCTCCTTGTGCCATCTGCGCAAAGCGTCGCAGAATGATTCGCCGTCTTCCTGGACGACACAGTTTTCCACATAAGCCACCTTGGCCTCGTGGTGAAAGTAATGCGGACCCTTGGTCCCGGTCTTGACGCCGATCAGCAGCGAAAGGCCACCCCCGGCGTTGATGCGCTGCATTTCGATCCATTGACGCGGCGACGGTTCAAAGAAATTGCCGGTAAATCGCTTTACTTCGGCAAAGATCGCGCCAGTCGACGGTAAGATGAGAATGGTGTCGAGGATGCCAACGCCGAACTGGTCCTCGATGCGGCGAGCGTAACCGCCCTCCGCCTTGACGGCCCGTACCATGTCGCTCTTGTAGGCGCTTTCCAGCTTAGAGGCCATTTTTCCCTGCCCACCATTGCGACACGACCAATTCGTACATGTCGAGGTCGTCGCCGTAAGGTCCTTCCCTGCCGTAACACTGCGACTTGGGAAGCCACATTTCGACGC